GTGCCAACATCGGGTTTCTACCCCCGATGCGAGACGCAATCAAGTATGTTCGAAAGTTGCATGAAGAACACGGTTACGTTTTTCACTGCATCACTTCTCTGAGTCTCGACCCGTTCGCGGTGAAACTTCGAGAGCAGAACATCCGAAACGTCTTCGGAGCCACCGCTTTCGAGAAAATCATTTGCCTCGACACGGGCGCCGACAAGGATGATGCACTCAAGCCGTATGAAAGTTCGGGTTGCATCTGGATTGAAGACAAGGTAGAAAACGCGGAACTAGGCGCCCGTCTCGGGCTTCAGTCCATCTTGGTTGAACACGACCACAACGCGGACTTCTACCACAGCGACATCCCCAAGGTTTCGACCTGGCGAGAGATTTACGACATGATCGTGCCCACCTAAATATCCATGTTAGGTGGAACACAACAGGCGCTCCACCCGGGGCGCCTTTTTTTATGGGGAAAATGATGCCATTCTACACATTCCAGAACATCGAAACTGGCGACTTCGAGACGCACAGCATGTCGTATCTTGAACTGGATAAGTTCTCAACGGAAAACCCACATCTGAAGCAGACGTTATGCACGCCCGCTATCGGAGACTCAGTGCGGCTGGGAGTGAGAAAAGTTCCGGATGGGTTCAACGACATACTGAAGAACGCCAAAAAGAAGAACCTTCACTCGACAATAGAAACAAGAAACTAACGGAGCACTCATGAGCCGGATGACAAAGAGAAAGACCCGAATCCTGCGCCAAGAAGGTATTTTGGACGAAAACTCCAACTTCAACAATCGGAACTTCACAGTAAGACAAGACATTGACATGATTACCCCCGCCCAGAAAGACGCGAAAGAGGCGTGGGAAGATGGATATCACTTGTTCCTACATGGATTTCCGGGCACAGGCAAAACGTTTCTGGCTCTCTACTTCGCACTTGAAGAGGTCATGCGCGACAAGTCGCCATACAAGAAAGTCTACATAGTCAGGTCAGTGGTTCCTTCGAGAGACATGGGGTTTCTACCCGGTACCCAAAAAGAGAAAATCGCGGTATACGAAGGCGCATACATAGACATCACCAAGAAGTTGTTCGGGCGAGGTGATGCTTACGAAATCCTGAAGCAGAAGAACTACATAGAGTTTGTGTCCACATCGTTCCTGCGCGGATTGACCTTCGATGAATGCATTCTGATAGTCGATGAGTGCCAGAACATGGCCGCGAACGAACTCCATACAGTCATGACACGAGTTGGGGAAGACTGCAAAATCATCTTTTCGGGTGACGTGAAGCAGGATGACCTGACCAGCGAGAGGAAAAAGGAACTTTCGGGGCTTCGAGACTTCATGAAAATCATACAGAACATGAAGGAGTTCGACTTCATCGAGTTCTTGGCTGAGGACATCGTGAGAAGCGACTTGGTGAAGAACTACATCATTCAAAGAGACAGGCTCGGGCTATGACATACCTGAAAGAAGTTTTTGAGGATGACGACGGCGAACTCATGATAGAAATGACCGTCCGAGAGTTGGCTCAAATGGGGTGGGATGAGTATATCCTGTTGCAGTGGCTCATAGAGGAAGAAGAATGGCAGGAGTAGCGTGGGCAGACGGCGAAAGCCAAGTGCTGTGTGAGGATGGAATAAAGGGAACCCAATGCGGTTCTACACCGGACCGCTGGCTTTGGGATTCACCGTCTACCCAGTTGACAGGCGCGACCACAAATAGTAAAGTTTACGTTGAAGGTAAACCCGTCGCGGTTCAGGGGGACAAGATATCACCTCACCCTGACGGGGAAATATGCACCGAGTCGCCCGTCGACCATGAACCCGAGACTTCGTTGCTTGCCGCCAATGTGAGGATTGGCGGCAAGTATGTCGTTAGGATAGGTTCGAAGTATAACAAAGGCACCACTTTCGAACATACAGTGACAACTGGTTCTTCGAAGGTCTCAATCGGAGGTCCAGACATATCAGTATGATTTCATTCAAGGATTTCATAACGCCCGTGGAAAAATACATCGCGGTGCAATACGACAACGTTACCCAGAAGAGAATGCGAGAATGGTGTCTGTCCAATGGATTCGACCTGACGGTCAAGCACAACGGCGAACCTCAAGCAATCTATAAGTTCGACTTCCACACAACGATCTTCTATTCGACTTCGAAGCATCGAATGGAAAACGGGCTGTTTCACATCGAACCCGGCGAAACGAAAGCCATCGGTTTCGAACTACTTGGGGTTGACAAAAACATTCCTGTTCTGAAAGTCACATCACCCGACATCCTCGCGATTCGAAAGTACTTCGAAGAAGTCTTCCAGATGAAAGACGCATGGGATTCTTACAAACCCCATATCTCGCTGTCCTATGCGAAAGACAACCTGCCCGACATGTCGAACATCAAGTTGCCCGACTTCCCGCTCACATATTCGATGATGAAAGTTGCCGATGCGGTTTCCTAAGATTCCCCTGAAGACCACCCTTCAGGATATAGAAGCGGTCACCGAGAGCACCGGGCGCGTATACACAACGCCCGAGGGGAAGAAGTATCCTTCCGTCACCACCGTTCTTGGATACTTCAAGGCACAGAAGATCGCGGAGTGGCGACAGAGAGTCGGTGAGGAAGAAGCGAACAAGATAAGTCGAAAAGCGACCACTCGCGGCACGAGAATACATACCATCGCAGAAAACTACATCAACGGAACGGATTGGAAGGAAGGATGTAACCCCATCGAACTTCAGTTCTTTGAGGATATCCGAAAGATTCTTGATGCTCGACTCGAAGGCGTCATTCTGCAAGAAGCGCCTCTCTATTCCGACTTCCTGAAAACTGCGGGAAGAGTCGACCTTGTTGGTGTCTTCGATGGCAAGAGGTCCATCATCGACTTCAAGACGAGTCTGAAAGTCAAGAAGCCCGAATACATCAAAGACTACTTCATGCAAGAGTCTTTCTATGCAGTCGCCTTCGAAGAGAGGACTGGGATTCCGGTCAACCAGTTGGTGACGATCATTTCAGTCGACCATGAAAATCCACAAGTCTTCATAGAGAGAAGAGACGATCATATTCGGGACTTCATGGCAGTAAGAAAATCATATGGGGCGGCTAAAGGTATCTAACTTGTGGGGCTGGCGCCCCACTGACACTTCGTGTCAAGTCTCAGTAAGTAGCCAGTAAGTGATTCGGCTACTAGTACCACCAAAAAACCACTGAAACCCAGTACTTCCTAAACGATACTCTCATTATACTGCAAAAACCCGGCTTGTCAAGCACTTTTTTCGCTTGACATCCGATTCTCCATGTGAGAAGATCGAAGTGAATCTATACTGAAGGAACTTACCTTGCCGTTAACGGATGCATTCATCATCAAAGGAAACTCGAAGAGTCGAAACCCCAACGACTACTACCCGACCGCGCCGCTAGCGACGAAGTGTCTCTTCGGCGTCTATGGAAACATCATACCATCGAAGGTATGGGAACCTGCTGCGGGGAGAGGGTGGATGAGCAAAGAGATCATCGCCACGGGCAGAGAGTGTGTATCAACAGACCTCTTCGAATACAACTCGCCGCTTGTTCCAATCGAAACGGGGGTCGACTATCTGAAGTCTGCACCTCGAGCCGATTGCGTCATCACGAATCCCCCTTACAAGAAAGACCTTGCACAGAAGTTCGCAGAAAAGGCAATATCAGAAAGTGTCTTCTGCGCCATGTTCCTTCGGCTGACCTTCATGGAAGGCACCAAGCGTCTCGAAATGTTTCGAAAGACTCCCCCGACGGTCATGGTCATGTCGGGAAGAATATCATGCGACGAAAGTCACTTCGGAGATTACAAGAACCAGCAACGGGGAATGGTCGCATACGCATGGTATGTTTGGGGGAAAGACGTGGAACCCGGAAGGATTTTCTGGGTCAACCCCAAGGACTACATCCCGCGCGAAAGTGTCACACTGGAGCACCTGATTAGCGCTTGACACGACAAAAACACTATGATAAACAAGGAGAAAGTCTTGGCTAAAGTGAAATATGTAGACAACAAGAGACTCTTGGAGGTCTTGAAGGAATACAAGAAAGCCTGCCGAGAGGCAGAGGATATGGGAGAGGAATACCCCAAGATACCCGACTATGTGGGGGAGTGTCTGTTCAAGATAGCCACGAAACTCGCGAACCGCCCGAACTTCTACTCTTACTCATATCGGGATGACATGATTTCCGATGGGCTCGAGAGTGCTATACAGTGGGGCGTGAGAGGTTTCGACCCCGAGAAATCAAGCAACCCTTTCGCTTACTTCACACAGGTCATCTGGTATGCATTTCTGCGACGGATCGAAAGAGAGAAGAAGCAACTATACATCAAGCACAAGGTCACCGAAAACTCGATGATACTCGGAACCATCGTGGAAAAGAACGATGGCGACTTCGGAGACTCATCGTTTGAGGTTGACACCGACTATATGAACGACTTTGTGGAATCGTTCGAGAAGCGCCTTGAGAACAAGTCGAAAAAGACAGCGTTTAGAAAGGCGAAGAAGGTCGGGTTGGAACACTTATACGAGGAATGACATGTTACCAGTAATGATAGAAGAACTCATAAGGAAGGTCAACGACACATCGATACACCCCGACAAGAGACAGTACTACGCAAAGACCCTAAGAGACATTGCAGAAGCGGTCGACCAGTCTTTGAAACGATACGAAGTCGAGAAGAACTTCTCAAACAGCAAACGAAAAGGCAAATGAAGCCTTTCTAAAACTCTGCCCGCATAAATAGAGTCATTACGGAGACCTATTAAAAACGGAGTTTGAAATGACTTACGATTTTTTGCAAAACAAATACACAAAAATGTATTTCGGCTTGGTTCAAAAAAGAAAAGACAATCCTATACACAAATCAGATGAGTATTGTGAGACGCACCACATAATACCAAGAAGTCTTGGGGGCTCCGACGAGAAGGAAAACCTTGTAAATCTAACTCCGAGAGAACATTTCATAGCCCATAGATTATTGACTAAAATGACGATGGGTCGTGATAATAGAAGTATGTGGTGGGCTTTACATAGGACCTTGTTTTCGGGTAAAGTGAAAATACACAGCGCAAGAGAATATGAAAAAATCAAAAAACATTGGGTCGATTGGTTAAAACAAAACCACCCTTCTGTTACTGTCCCGGGTTGGTGTGAAAAAATGTCCCAAATCATAAAAAGAGATTGGGAGAATAACTATAAGAAAAGGAAAAAAGTTAGCGAAGCTTTCAAAAAATCTCACAGAGAAAGGCGAGAAAAAAATCCAATCGAGTATTACGAAAACCAAAGAAAAAACTCTAATAAAGGCGCATATTCGATTAGAAAAAAATGGGAAGAAGATTTTGAATGGGCAAGACAAGAAAAACTTAAAATGTCGGAAAGGAGTTCTGGCCCGAAAAATCCTATGTTCGGGAAGTCGAGAAGTGTAGAGCAAAAAAAACGACAATCCGAGGCGATATCAAGAAAAAGATGGGTCTCTAATAAGACAGAAACTTTGTATGTGGATGTCGAACTAGTAGAATATTACACCAATAAAGGTTATATCATGGGCAGAAAGAAGAAAGGAGAATCGTTAGATGGCTAAAATCGCTATATTGAACGATATGCACTTTCGGTGTTAGAAACGACAATCTGACGTTTTTGGACTACCAAGAAAAGTTCTACCGTGACGTGTTCTTTCCGACTCTGCGCGAGAGAGACATAAAGGTTCTTATGGACCTTGGCGACACTTTCGATAGGCGGAAGTATGTCAACTTCCTGACTCTCAAGCGTGCATACGAAATGTATTTTGACCCCTTGGTCGAACTCGGGGTTGAAGTTCATTCCATAGTGGGCAACCACACAGTCTACCATCGGAACTCGAATGACATCAACTTCGAGTTGACAGTCCGTCAATACAAGAACTACAACGTATACACTCACGAGCCAAAAGAGGTCGTCATTGACGGCGCGAAGATTCTTATGGTCCCGTGGATCACGTCTGACAACCAAGGCATCGCGGAAGAGGCCTTGCGCACCACTGATGCGAAGGTCGTCATGGGGCACTTCGAGATTGAAGGTTTCGAAATGCACCGCGGAAGTCTCTGCACACACGGTATGTCAATGCCTGTCTTTTCAAGGTTCGATTCCGTGTTTTCGGGGCACTTCCACCACAAGTCGTCATACCGAAACATACACTATCTGGGTGCTCCGTATGAAATGACGTGGAGCGACTACAACGACCCGAGAGGGTTTCACATATACGACACAGACACCGGGCGTCTTGAGTTCATTCGAAACCCATATTCGATGTTCCACCAACTTCGATACAACGATGAAGGGCTGCGAGTTGAAGAACTGGACCAGTTGGACCTGACAGGGCTCAAGGACACTTACATCAAGGTCGTTGTGGAGAAAAAGACCAACCCATACATCTTCGACCTCTTTCTGGACCGCATTCAACAGGTTGGTGCCGCGAGCGTCAAGATCGTTGAAGACGTTTCCGCCCAACTCTCAAACGAGGAAGAAGTCGTTGATGAGACTCAAGACACGGTGACGATACTCAATAGATACATAGAATCCGTGGAACTCGATTTTGACAAGAACAGACTGAGCAAGTTCATCGGAGAACTTTATCAGGAAGCACTCAACGTGGAATGATGATATGGTGATATTCGAGAAAATACGATACAAGAACTTACTCTCAAGTGGCAATGCGTTCACCGAGATAGTTCTAGACGAAGCGAAATCGACTCTGATTGTCGGAGAGAATGGAGCGGGGAAGTCAACAATCATCGAAGCAATCACGTTCGGATTGTATGGGAAGCCCTTTCGGAAAATCAACAAGCCCCAGTTGATATCGTCAATCAACAAGAAAGACCTTCTGGTCGAAGTCGAGTTCTCGATTGGAAAGAAGAAGTACCTGGTTCGAAGGGGCATGAAGCCGAACGTCTTTGAGATATGGAAAGACGGGGAGTTGATAAACCAGGAAGCGGCGACGAAGGACTATCAGGGTTACCTTGAGAAGAACATCCTGAAAATCAGTTACAAGTCCTTCGGGCAGATCGTCATCTTGGGAAAGACCACTTTCGTTCCTTTCATGCAGTTGCCGTCTCAGCACCGACGTGAGGTCATCGAAGACCTTCTAGATATCGGAGTCTTCAGCACGATGAATACTCTGCTGAGAGACAAGATTGCCGACAACAAGACCGCGGTCATGGATACGAAGTACCGCATCGACCTACTCAATGAGAGGATCAAGTCTTTCAAGGAGCACAACAAGTCGGTCCGCGAAATGAAGATCGGGGCTGTTGAAAAAATACAACGGAAGTTGGAAAACACGCAAGCCGAGTGGAAAGAGAACGACCAGAACATGGATGCGTATCAGTCTCAGATTGATGCCCTTCTGTCTTCCATATCAAACAAGCCTGCGGTCGAAAAGAAGCACCGCGCGATGCTTGACATTCGCGCAGAACTCACATCGAAGATTCGTCTGCACAACAAGGAAGTCGACTTTTACGAGAAGCACGACAACTGCCCGACCTGCAAGCAACACATCGAAGAGTCGTTCAAGAAGTCGTCTATCGGAGCGAAACTGGAAAAGGTCTCTTCCATCACCGACGCTCTCAAGTCACTGGAAGACAAACTGGTAGAGTCTCAGGGCAAACTCCAGTCTATATCGGAAGTTGAGAAGAAAATAGACGAAATCAAGACGAATCTGCTTGACTGCAAAGCCAAAGATAGGATATACATGAATACGGTATATTCTCTCGAAAAGGAACTGCGCGAGGCGAAGAAAGAACTGGTCGAAGTGGACACCACGAAGATCAACGACTTGTCGGAAGAACTTCGTGAACTCGAAAACAAGCAGAATGAGAACCTTCACGCCCGAGACATGTATGCCATCGCGGCTTCGATGTTGAAGGATGGAGGCATCAAGTCTCGGATCATCAAGCAATACATTCCCGTGATGAACAAGATCATCAACCGGTATCTGTC